CTGTGTATGCCAGATACAATTCCCTTTCTGGTCCAGAAACTCAAAATTGCTTTGTTTTTGATCCCACTATAGGGGATGGTGTATTATTCCTATGTGTCGGTAACAATTCAAGTAATAGAACTGATATTGCAACTGCTTCTGTGTATAAACCAAGCACTGGATATACTAGTGTCGCAGATCTACCAACTGCTGTTATTGAACAAGAAGATGGGTATAGTTGGATTGCACTAGCACAGAGTGACAACAGATTTACAGATAGTAATTGGATCACATTAGAAGTTAGAGATCGAATTAACTTCTTTGCTGCGGATCAAGGAAACTTTGTTAATGATGGTCTAACTTTAGGACCATTCAAAACAGCCGTCTGTGATCCCTTCCAACCACTTGGAACAGGTGCAGCAAAATTCTATGGTGTAGAAAATTATTACAACCAAACAACCGAAACCGAAATTGCTTCAGGTAGTGTTTTGTATCAATTTGGTGATATACAAAGATATGATGTCTTTAAATTGCAACAATCACTCCGCATGTCTGGTATTAATACTCAGATTAGATTTGGTGGTACTGGATCTACCTTGGGAGATCTTCCAAGTTCAATAGCTCCTACCACATTATCGGCACAAATTCAGGGATCTCCATTCAGTAATTCTTCTCCCATAGGTTGGTATAATGAAAAGGCTACTGCTTGGTCGAACAAGGCTGGTTCAGTTGAGATGGTATATATCGATCCAAAGGCTGGCGACCTAAAGGACAGCGACTTTACTGTTGCAGGAACTACAGCACCAAATATAACGACGTTTGGAAACGGTACAGCACCTACTGTTGAGTTTGATCTAACAAAAATCAAAGAAGATGTTTGGTATATTCGTGGTGTAAAAATTGCTAAAGATTTAGCAACCAATGAGCGACTTGTAGGAAAGGATAATACTGAGGTCGAGTTTAAGGTTTCTGATACAAATAATAATTACGGCTTTGAAAATTCACTAAAATCTCTTATTACACCATATAACGGACTACTAACCGAGCAAAATCTATATGGTCCAGTAATCCCAGTAAATGCCTTTATGACGAGTGTTACAATGAAAGAATCAGATATTGAAAAAACACTTAGAGTTGGAGCGTATGCAGGAGACACACCATCATCCTTTGACTCATACGCATTAATTAGTGAACCTAGCAACTTCAGTAATAATAGAGAACTCGGTCTAGATCTTCCTCCAAACACAGAGGATCTAAAACGGAACGTAGTGTATGCACTGTTAACATTTACTTCAGGTAAAACTCCTACCGTTGGAAATAAAATATATGCTAGTGCTCCAGTTGTTAGCGCAAAAACTGGACAAGTATCTTTGTTAAGAGGAGACGTGATTGGTATCATACAGGCTGTTGATATAGCCAAGTCAGTTCCCGGACCTACAACAGCAGATATCTTATTCACAACCACCAATAGAGAAGCATTCACTACTGGTGCAACGGTATTTGTCGAAGAATCTGGTGGATCATTTTCGGCAGTTGTTACAGCAAAGGGTGATCCACAAGTTAAAGAATTATCAGGAACAGTTACACATATAGGAAACTCTAATTTCACGCTAAGTGGAACCACCGCAGACAAGCGTGTTTCAATCAAATACATAACAAGGGTATAGGAAAAACAAATGGGCGTAGAAAACAACGAATATCAAATCCCGAATCTTAATTCGACCACTTCATTTTTCGATTGGTTCACCAAGACAAATGATGAAGTTATAGCTAAATTAAACAAAGCCAAGATCTATGATATCGATATTTCTGGTTCTAGATTACAGGGAGTCAGTGCTGAACTAGGAACAGCGACCAAAGGACCAACCGCAGGATTCCTTCGTTTTGGTCTTGCCGACAGTGTACCACACGGAATCACTATTCAGGGTGATGTTGGTGTCGATGGTGATGTAACTAACAGAGGTTCTTATGATGTCACGGTCACGGTTTCATCCGGAGTTACTGCCGGTCTAACTGTGGGACGATTCGTTACCTCTGGTTCACAGGGACAGCTTGTATTGTCTATCGCAGCAGCAAGTGGTGGTGCAACATTGGATCCGTACCACGGTAACGAAAGTATTGGTGTTGTGAAAGGCGTTACTGGAAATGAAGTAACCGTCACTACGTCAGGACTCTTTAGTGGATTTACAGGGTTGACCGCTGGTCAGCCATACTTCTTGGATCCCCAGTTCGGTAAGACTGGTGGATATACACTTAACGTCCCCGCTGGTTCTGGGGTAACGAAGAAAAAGCTATTCATAGCCATATCAGGAACAGAAGGATTTGTTCAGATTGGACCATCTGACGTATTATAATAATGAGTATGCACCGTAAAAAATGTGGTGGTTGTAACTGTGGTAAAAATAATCAATATAAATCAAAACACCCCCTAAGAAAGAGTGTAGATAAATTGAAAAATCCTTTGACAATGATGCAGTCATTTGCAATGTCTCTCGCTTCTCGTGGTCTCACTAATAAAAAGGCAGATATACCAACTAAACAATTACGGACATTAAGTTGTTTTGGTGATGAGTCTATTGGTGGATCTTTACCTCCATGTGAGGGTCTAGGAAAAAGTGAAACTAAAGGCAGATTCTATTGTACTGAGTGCGGCTGTGGGGACAGAGAAGGTACTTGGCTGAATTCAACTAATGAAAGCTATTCCAAATTGGATTATCCCAAACTTCACTGCCCCAAAAAAATGCCGGGATTTAGTAATTATATCATGTCAGAAACTAAAGACAATAGTAGGAAATATATCATAGAAAACTATGATGCAGCACAATTAGTTAAAATAACTGTGTCATCACCAGATATGCCCGAAGACAAAAAGCCGATAATATAATTATTTTAGACCTCAAAATCCCCTAAATAACTAAGAGGTGTAAATATGTCAAATCCAAATTCAAGAGAAACCCTTATTGATTATGCTCTTAGAAGACTCGGTTCTCCCGTTGTCGAGATAAATGTAGACTATAAGCAAGCAGAAGAGCGTCTTGATGATGCGCTAGAGTATTTTTCAGAACGTCACTTTGATGGTGTTGAGAGATGTATTTTTGCATATCAAATCACTGAAGACGATATCAATAACCAGTATATCCCCACATCTAAGATACAGAAAGCCATGGGCTTTGGAGACGCACCCGGACCAACAGGTAAAGACCTTTTATCGATTGTTCGGGTATTTAAATTCGGTGCTCTTGCAAACCAAGACATGTTTGACATTCGCTATCAGTTAGCATTAACAGACTATTTCGGAATCAACCGTGGTCTGGGAATGGCTAGTTCACTGGGTCTAGCTGGATATGACAGCACCATGAGATATATTAGCATGGTTGAGCAGTTCTTTAATCCAGAGCACATTATCCACTTCAGTAAGGTCACTGATAGACTCATAATGGATACTGACCTAGCTAGAGATTGTTCCCCCGGACAGTATGTTGTTATTGAAGGATATGCCACATTAAATCCAAACAACTATCCAAAGATTTTTAACGACCGTTATCTGAAAGAATATGTCACTGCACTAATCAAACGACAGTGGGGAGCAAACCTATCTAAGTTTGATGGTGTTCAGATGCCGGGTGGTGTCACACTCCGTGGTGGTCAGTTGTACCAAGAAGGATCAGCAGAGGTTGCAGCACTTGAACAACGAATGCAATCCGAATACGAACTTCCACCACACTTCATAACGGGATAATATGGCACAGAATCCATACATCAGAGATGTTAATAATGAACAAAATCTTCTAGAGGATCTGAATGCTGAATTCATTCGTGCTCTTGGAAGAAACTGTTATTATATCCCAAGAACGCTGAATGATTATGATCCAATATATGGTGAAGATTCTACCTCATCATTTGATCAGGCATATCTTATTGAGATGTATATGGAAAATCCGCAGTCCTTCGGTGGTGATGGGGATATTGTTGGTAAGTTTGGTATTGATCTTAGAGATAAAGCAACTTTTAGAATTGCGACCAGAACATTCGAAAGAGAAGTTACCAAAAGAGATTCTACCATTGTTCGACCTCGCGAAGGTGATTTAATATACTTTGTCTTATCTGACAGTCTATTTGAGATAACCTTCGTAGAACATGAAAATCCACTCTATCAGTTAGGTAATCTGTACTCATTCCTTGCATTTAGTGAATTGTTTGCCTATAATAATGAAGATTTCAATACCGGGATATGTGAAGTAGATGAGTGCTTTGCTAGAGCAAGAAAAGAACTTGCACAGATTGTCACTGTTGGTGCGCCAACAGGAACTCCAAACACGGTGTCTGAGTTCTTCGAGGGTGAAACTGTATTCCAAGTTGGTAATACTTACGGAGAATTTACCAATATCGATGAAGCGACAGCAACTGGTCAAATTATTGGTTGGGATAGTCAAACCCTGCAACTAACCCTTGGAAATATTACTGGATCGTTTGTAACATCAGATACAACATCTGCGATTAAGGGAACCGAAAGTAACGCTGAAAGGTTTGTTGGTGGTACTGGCAATGCAGACTTCTTCAGTCAAATCAATAGCGAAAGCGAAACTCTTCAGGGTGATAATGAAGATTTACAATTAGAAGTCGAAAAAGATGATCTGATTGATTTTTCTGACACAGATCCATTTTCCGGAGGTAATTACTAGTGTTTCAATATTACAACAATGAATCTCTGAGAAAACTGGTCGTTGGATTCGGTAATCTTTTCAATGACATGTATGTTGCCAAATATGATAAAGATGGTGACATCATCGAAAAAGATAGAGTTCCTCTGACTTATGGACCAAAAGAAAAGTTCATAAGAAGAATCAAAGAAGTCAGTACAATCTCTGAT